TTCCCTTTGCTCACGCGCGCGTCATCACTCCGTGCTGACAGCTTGGACAAGTGGTCGTCTTCGAGGCGACAGCTTCGCAACATGGCAATAAGTGTTGGCATTGTGTGTGGCGCAATTGTTGGCGGTGTAATGCTGCTAGCAGTTGGGATGAGCGAGGGTGAGGATACAGTTGCAGCTCAATCCGCGAACGCAAGAACGTTGCACAAGAAACAACGCACGTTCAGGAAGGGAGCGGCAGAGTTACCGAGTGTGAAGTCTGCGGTTGTTTACGAATCAGATGAAAACCACGTTGAGCAGCTGCACCCTTTCACTACAAAGCAAGTCAGTGCGATCGTGCGCTCATACATTGAGATGCGTTTCGTCAGCTCGAACAAGGACGTGACATTTCAGATTGTTGGGGTGGTGGTCGCCGATGGCATGGTTCTCATGCCGTACCATTATTCCCGAAAGGTCAGACAGTTCTTGGACGGAACGATCACAATCAAGACTGATGGTGCAACGCAGGAGCTCGAATGGGGAACCATTTGCGATGAGGTTTACTATTGCGATGATGTGAGCTCAGACTTGAGCGTGGTTTGGTTTCCGACTCAACATGTAGATAAAACGAACTGGAAGGTTCAGAACAAGTTTGCAAGTGAGTCCGAATTGAACCATGATGAGATGGAGGCATTGTTGCTCGCGAAGGAGACTGATTACGTTGTGACTGCTCATCGCCGCTCAAATGTAAGCTATTTGAGTGACGATACTGATCCAACATCGCAAATAACGGTTGTGCGTTATTGGGCTTACCACATTGGTGAAGGGAGCACGAAAGGCAACTGTGGCACGTTGTTGTTTTCATCGAAGACACAGCGAGTGATCGGCATGCACACGTCAGGGTGGACAACTCAACCTGTCGGGCAAGCGTCATTGGTTTCATCTGAGATGGTGGCAATGATGTGTGACAAGAAGTCATTCATGAAACCCATAACGGCGAATTTGCCTGAACTTGATCTGGCGTTGATGGACCCAAGTATCGGTGTTCCGAACATGGTGACAGAGTTACTTGTTCCGAACCCTTTGCCTGCTGGTAAGTCACGCCTCGTTCAGAATGTTTCATTTTCACGGGATGAATTGCTTCGCGCAATCCCTCCCTGTCGTGAGAAGAAACCGACGAGTTTGACATGGCATCAGGTTGGTGAACATTGGTATCACCCATTGCTCGAAAACCTGCGATCTGTGTGCAAGGAAGAAATGAATTCGAAACCAGGCTTGCAAGATGCCACGATGCAATTCTTGTTGTCTGAGTGCGCGAAAGTGTTTGGAAGTCATTTGAGTAACTATTGTGCAAACCCACGTGCCCTGACTTGGGACGAGACCATTTTGGGAATACCTGGGACTTCATTCCGAGCACTTGATCCACGGAAGTCTTGTGGAATAACAGGCACCAACAAGCACATCAAAGGAGATTTTTGGACAGTTGTGAATGGTGCCGTTGTGTTTGAACCAACATTTCACAATAAATTGAACGACGCAGTCGAGAAGCTGGAGGCTGGTGGCACGTTGGAAGCTTCAGTACCATGGCAACAAAGAGTTTATCGACTTTGTCTTAAGGACGAAAAGCGTGTTGTTGTTGACGGAACCGTGAAGCGAGCAAGATTGTTTTATGTCTCACCGTTGATGCTGATTGTGCTTGCAAGGCGATACATGGGCTGGGCACATCTGGTGGCCACGGCGAATCCCATTGAAACAATGCTCGGTCTGGGTATCTCGCCAACGTCGCCGGCATGGACGGAGCTTGGAGAACATTATGAAGCAAATGGTGTTTTCGGGTTGGATTACGAGAAGTTCGACATGACAGCCGGTGCATTGAATCGATGGGTTCATGAGACTTGGGAGAACGTGTTGCGAGCAAAGGGAATGGCACCGTGTGACGTGAAACTTTTGTCAGAGTTCTTTCGAGAGGAGGAGGCACTTGCGGCAGTTGGTTCGCGGGTTCTTCGCTTCAGGCAGGTTTTACCATCAGGACGATTTGGTACAACGCTTTGTGGTGGGACAACTCACGTTCTCGCGGTGATGTGCGCTTTGTGTAGAGCCAAGAAAGTTGAACCAGCTGATGCCATGCGCATCATGCTGGAAGGCAAGTACGTTACATGGAGCGACGACGGCATCGGTTCCTTGCCCCTTCATGATAAGCGAGAGATTGAAGTGTTTACAGAGACTTTAATGTCCCTTGGG